CTTCCTCTGCCGATAGATACATGTCTTCCGATGGCAAGAGGTATTTTTTGATATTAGTTATCGATAACTTTGTATATTTTTTGTAGTGATTCAACATTCTAGAATACGTCAGTTCGTATTCTTTGTTGATTGCAATAAGTTCATTATGCTTTCCTTCTGCGCACCACGAATACTGGTGACTCATGATAGAAGTATTTGGGGTTAGAATTCTGTGTCCTTTTTCTCCCGCTAAAAAAACCATTAATCCAGCGCTCTGTACACACCCAAGTCCTATCGTCCTAACGGGAATTCTTGAACTTTCCATAATGTCAATAATCGCATATGCATCCAATAATGACCCGCCCGGGCTATTGATAATTAAATTAAGAAAATCCGGTTGGGGATTATTTACGTAATTATTATGTAATATCCATTCGCACACTCTACTGGCAGAATCATTATCAATGTTCTCGAAGAGTAAATAAATATTGGCGATTTGTGGTTCATAACGGTTGTCATCTTCTTTATCTTTTTTCATTTTTTGTAGGAAATTCCTTTAGTTTATTTACCAAAACATTCAACCAATTTTTTCTACTTTCCTCAAATACTAATACTTTATTTTCATTATCGACCGCCATTAAAATAACCATTTTATCGATTTTTAAACCATACATTTCCTGAATCATTATGCTATAAATGGAAGTCTGTAAAAAATAGCTACTTATGTCTTCTTTTGATTTTCTATTTTTTGATGTTTTAAAATCTATGAGAGCTATTACCCCATCATAATTAGCGACACAATCTACTGTTCCTGCAAGTTTCATTACATCTGAATAAAGTGGGTATTCCAGTGCGTGAATATCAGTAATATGTGAATCTGCTATAATAGCCAGTGGTTTGAACAATATCCCATCCAGCATAGAAAGCTTTTCTACTTTTTCATTTTTTAGATAATGTTCTATGTTCTCATGTAGTCTAGTACCTCTTTTTGAGGCTCTTTCTAAAGTTTTTTTAGCTACATCTTCGCCTACATTCTTTTTCCACTCTTCTATCCAAGATTTATCCGATATTCTAGACAACCAAGTAGTAACAGATTCGTATTTGTTTCCTTCTGGTGTAACATATAATCTGCCGGTTGGAGAATCGATTCTCTCCAAATTAGCTTTAAGTAATGGAGAGTGAGCGAAAATCATCCTTTGACATCCACTATCGTCGAGGATGTATTGAGTTGAGAGCCAGGGGTGTCTCTATGAATTTGATTTAGTTTTTCTTGAAATTTAGACCCATTTAAACTATTCTTTGTAGCCTTAGATATTCCAATTGAGAGTGTTATACTTGGGGCAGTTAATCTTTGATAGATACAATTTACATCATTACACGATGGGCAAGCTTCGCTCTCTGGTTTTTTTCTATCTGATATTTTAGAAAATGAATCGAATTCGTGACCACATTTATTGCAGAAATAGGTATATGTTGGCATTAAGTTAGTCTCTCTACATGTATTTTATTTAGTGCACGCCGCCGGAACATCTCCTTTAGGTGGAGGAGGTTATCAAGCTTTCACATAGTTAGGAAACACCTTTGAAACTAATTCAGCCGTTACAGATGGATACAATTCTGTCAGCGCTTTATCTTTTGCAGAGCAAAGAATCTCAGCATCCTTCAATGGGCAATTAATAAGAACCTCATAGAAAATCTGTTCCTTTTTGAACTTCTTTAAATCGCTGTCTACTGTACAGTGTTTCAATCTTGCAATTGTTGAGCCAAGTTGGCCCATAAAATCTGGATGAGTTAGCATATCCAGCTTTTTTGCATCTATTGGTGGCATACCTTCCGGCAAATCTAATTTAACGCTATTGTTGAAATTTAATGAGAGAATAAAATTCAAAGGGGGTCGGCTTCCATATTCTTTGATGAGTTTCAATTTCAGTGGTTCGTCTTTCTCTTTTTCAATTGTATCCAATTGTTCATAACAATGAATTGGTTTTACTATTCTGCCGTTGATTACAGTCATTTGTTTCTCCTTTGTTAAAAATCAGATGCTGAATTCAGCAACAATTTCATTCTGTGTGCATTAAGATAATTGAATACCTTGGCTTTGTTGCCGAGGATTTTATAATTCATATATTCAGATATAATATTATTATATATCTGGTTTGGAATAAAATCAAAATCTATCAACTTTTCATTCCTGCGAAAATTGCGCTGTTCCTCTTCATTCAAGCATGCATCATATCCTTTGTCATAAAATTCTTTGAATCTCGCTGTTTTAAATGGTTTTGCTCTGGTAGCTACATTATCTGCTCTATCTCTAGCCCAATTGTCTCCATTTACAATTGACGGTATATTATCCCCTGCATCGCCAATACATATATGTTCTATGAGGAATTGTTTTGGATTCTTACATACCAAATGTTTTTTCATTACATTATTCCACTGCGACACATTTCTATATGCCTGCAATTGTTGAAAATCGTGGTCAGTAGAAGAAATTATAATAGCATCTGGCTCATCGATTAATCCAGTATTTACTAATTCGTTTTCGTCGAAATATTTGACGAGACATGCGATTATATCATCTGCTTCTGCGGTATCAATTTTAAGCACAATATATTGAAAATTTTCTTTAAGTTCCTCAATGAGTTCATTTAATGTTTCAAATACTATTTCCCAATCTAACCCAGTAGCAGCCCTATTATGTTTTCTATGACCTTTATACCACTGAAATTCTGTCTTTCTCCAATAGTTTCTACCATCACAACAAAGAATTACTTTACCATTGAAGCGTCTTTTTAATGCTAACAATTGATTCAATGCAATATGTTTAATTAGATTCTTTTCATCACCTTCCTTAAATTCTTTAGCATTAGCAGCAACAGAAGATATAACCATTTGACTAAAGTCACACAGGACAATGCTCATTTGAATCTTTCTTTGAATGCAGTCAAGACCGCATCAGCAAGTTTAGTACAAGCTGCAACATCTCCTTCATGCTTCACATCTCTAGTATGCAGCGCTGCGATAAGTCCTTTCACCCATACTTCTGAATCGATTGACAAGCCCGCAGCAGTAGTTACATCAGTCTTATTTTCACTTTTCTTTGTTGTATCTTTTTTATTTAATGAATTTAGCCGTCTAGCTTCTCTAGCTCTCATTAATGCTAATATTTGCTTTTCTGTAGCTGCCATGTCAATTCTCCTTGTAGTTATTTCTTGCCTTTGATTTTTATTGTTTTCCTTGGTGTGCCGTTTTCAGTAAAGAAACCGCGGCATCATATACATTTGACAATTATTGTGTCTTCATTCAACCTGCCTACTGCCTTAGATTCTGTTCCTCTGATGTCATTATAAAGTTTATTCAATGGTCGACTACTCAAAGATTGTATACCATTTAATGTTACTTCAGGCTTTCTAATAATCTTGCCACCAGATTTTTCTGTATTGACATTTAAAATCGTGGTGCCTTTAACCGTTAATTTCATCCCATTGAGCGAAACATATTTAAATAAACGCCGATTTTTTGCATTATATAACCAAACTTCGGTGCTATTGACTATCTTACTTGGGTGCTCTGATTTTAGTTTAGATGTCGCATCAGATATTAACCATTTTGCCTTTTTTACTAATTCGCCGGGAGGTTTAATTTTAGTAGTTTTTGGTTTTTTTGATGCTTTTACTATCGCGGTTGCAACATCACATGCAGTTGACAACGACTGGATATATTCATAATATTTAATTAATTTGCGTTTTGTTAAAAATGAATATGCTTCTATCAACTGTGCATCTTTTCCATTTATTGCTTCTTTGATTTCTTTTAATATTGGTTTGATATGGTCTGCTATATGTTTGCTAGTACCTGGTTTAATATTATTGCGGATGAGATAACTCTTAGCATCGAATGTTTTGCCATCCAGATATGAATCAATAGCAATATCAAATTCTGTTATATGTTTACTAAATACCGCAGCTTCTTGCACTTGTTTCCGCCTATTTTTTTCTGAAATAATTTCCTCTAATTGTTCCTCTTTCCCGGCAGGCTTTGAAGAAAATTCAATATATTTTTTATCGAGATAAGATACGTCTTTTGCTTCCAGCGGCAATTCTCTCACATATATCATGTGAGCCACTGCCCCCGAGGTAGAGAAATAAGAATCTGGTATCTTCGATACTGACGAAATGTCTTTTTTTAGACTTTTCCAATAGTCAAGAGTCCATTGTTTTTTCTTTTTATTATCATCCACCTCTGACGTATAATAAAACAGATTTGAACGAAGCGAAATATCGTAATCCATTATATTAAATTCAGGATACTTTTCCTTAGATTTAAGAATTTCTCTACCTTTAGCTGAAGCAGTTCTAGCCATCTTATAATTCCTTATTCTGTAAAATAATTATTAGAATTTCAACCTAATCATTTTACAATTGCTTCGTACAGTTCTACAAAATCTTCTGATTCTGCCGTCATCTTATCAAAATTTTGCTTGTGATAAGTCATAATCAATTTGCGGATATATTTCTTGTTTAATCCTTCGAACTTTTCTGAAAGAGTATCCACGATTGCTTTCACTTGCTCTTTTTCAGATTCAATACGTTGCAAAGAATCATCTGCTTCTTTCATTGCATCGAGGATAGTTTCTTGGTCCGCAGGCGATGTTGGGATGATAACGTCTTTTGTCATTTTATGTCCTTTTTAGTGATAGATAATCATTTCAATACATTAAACCACGGGTGTCAAAAATTATACAATTTATTCGCAATTCAGGTGCATAAATCGTAATCGTGACTATACATCTCTGCCAAATTGAAAAATATTTCAGCTGTTTTTTGATTGCCAGCCTTTTCCTGAATCATCGCGGCATTCAACCAGAATTTGTATGAAGCAGACATTACATCACATTTCTTTGTATAACACTTTTCGTCTTTAATCATCTCATTCACCTTTATGATAATTCATAATAATTATAACATATAGTAATTAAATGTCAAATAATGATAAACAATGTCTTAATCAACATTTCTTCCATTCTATTACCTTATCAAAAATGAATGACCTCCATTCCTGATTATCAATATCAAATACAGGAAGTGAAGTATTCTTTGAATCATCTTTGCTTGTACCGGAAGTCGATGGTTGGTGTTCTGTTGGAATTAGTGCAAAATTCAAAGTACACTTCATCACACGAATATCACCATTGCGTTTAGTGAATTTTACTTCTACTACACCTTCCTGTAAATTGGTTTTAAGTAAAGCGGTATTGTTTTCCATAATTATCTCCTTTAAACTTTCAGTTGAATACGATTTAGTTTGTTTTACAGTTAATTCTTTTGTTTCTTCTGTATATACAGAATGCTTTTTATTGACTTTGTACTTAGGATGCAACAGCCAATTTTCGCCCAGATATTCGATTGCTTTCTTTCGTTTTTCTGCATATACATCTTCTATTATTCGGGTATCATCCATACAATATTCCTTTCAGTGTACTGAAAGCAATCATTACATTACTCCACCACCAAAATATCGGAGACATGTACAAACATCAGATTGTTCATTAAATAATGCAAAATTATCAATATCGTCATCATTCATAGGAAACTCTTTAGCCATCTTATCATCTTCCAAAAAGAATCCCAAATAATCCACTTGATACTTCCAGTCTTGCTGGCAACGAATCCGAAATTCAGTTTCTCTGTTAATTTTTTTGTAAAATTGCAATTGCTCGGAGAGTATATTGAACTGTTCAAGCCCCTTTTTTGAGTTCAATCTAATTGGGAACATATCAATCACCGCTTTCTAGGATGTATACTAAAAATTGCGGTAAAGTGCCGGCAAAGAACACTTTATTAAGATAATCGCTAACTTCAATTCTAATATCACCAGTCAGTTTATCTACAATTACGGTATAATTGTATTCTTCTATTTGAGATGTCGTTGACGGTTCAATATAGAATTGCCCAATTTCAGTTTTAAAGTGGGCAATCATCTGCGCGGATAAACATCCTATGCCATTTGCTGCCATAGCCTTAGTTTCAGAATTGAATCCATTTACTAATATAATACCGCTTAAAAAATCATATAATTCTTTGCCGTGCCCACTAAGATAGCCATCGTATTGTCGATACATACATACGTAAACGATGCCGGACTGATCTTGAATTTTTGTGATAGAACGTGTTCCCATTAGTTTCTCCTCATGCTCTGATTATACCAATTATATTGGCAATTAAAAAATAAAATGTAATAAAATGCACAGATTTAGATGCATCCGAGATATGCAACAAATAAATAGTAGCTATGCTAGAAAGCAAAAACAATACAAACCCTACCTCGTTTATTCCAATGTTGAGAGAAATAACAGTAGAACCAGAAACTGCTCCCAACACGGCAACATAGTCAGCTATTACTTTCATTTACCACTTTCTACGACTGAATCGATAATTCGAGTTAAATCTTCGGCATAAACATCAGTAACAGTGTTCATCATTCTACCAACTCGATTTGAAAATACCAAATCGTATAAATCTGACCCCTCATTGTAATTTACTTCAACTTTGCCGATTAATTTTTTGCCTTTGACATTGAACTTCAGGCCATTCAAAGTACTTGTTGGTTTGTTAAAACCCCAACACATCATGAGCACGATTCCCTTATTATACCCATCTGTACCAGATTTGATTTGATTGAGAATTGTCTG